CCCAATTGTTTAGGTTGGGCGAGTGGAAGGTCTGTTGACCTCCCATTTAGGAAGCTTATAAGTTACTAACGCTTTAAACCTGGGCTAGGCCCTAGGCGGTGTGTGCTCACCGGGTGTGTTGATGTCTCACCAGACTTATGGGTTGTCAACCTTCGATGACGACGGTGTCATCCTCGATGGCGACGAGTGATGGAGTGCGTGTGGAGTTGCTCGTCGCAGCGTCGGTTTCAAGGACGGTCTGCACATACGCCTTGAGCTGTTTGATTTGCGAGTGGTGTCCCTCGGGTCGGAAACCGATTGAGACGTAGGTCAGACTCCCTGCGACGGGACGATAGCACTGCGCTTTGGTGCTGAGGCGGGTGTGCCAGAAGGCGGTACAGGTTAGATATGAGGTGCCCCTCTTCACACCGATGATTTGATTTTCGACCTTGAGATGGAACACACGCCCGGCAGCGGTATCGCAGGTCGGTATGGAGTGCTCCGGGGAAAAAGCTACCATAGCAGGGCCGCGACATGGCTCATAATTGACGAATTGGACCTCTTGGTGGATAGGTTCAAGTCCGTAGTCCATGAGGCTGATGCGTACTTTCCCTTGGACCGCGCGGGGAATGCATGGGCAGAGCATAAGGACGATCGCAGAGTAGTGGGTGCTCACGTCGTTGCCGGCGAAAGCCTGCCGGAGTGTGTCCTTTGTGAAGCGATCCCACGTGCCTTTCGGAACGAGGGGCGCAGAGACGATAGTGTCGGAGGCGTTCCAGGCCCGCACCCTGTTTGACGATAGGATGTCATTCGCATTCACCGCCTGCAGGAAAGAACTGAGGTCGGCGGCATTGATCTCTTTCGCCATTGGAATTCAGGCTAAGTGGAAACTTAACAAAGGATCAACCCTCTGGGGGTGCAGGATCCTCCTGAAATTGGCGAGTAGCGTCGGCGCTGAAGCGGCAGTGAATGTTGTTGGTGTTAACATGCAAGGTGTCATGGTAGGAGCAGTAGAGTGCGACGGAGGGCCCGGCATTTTCGGTTTGGAGGTTCGGTATGCCGGATGGGCACTGCACGTCGTGATAATGTGCCTCTCGACGGGTGGTGCGAGCGAGAATGAGTCGCTCAATGTTGCGGTCAAAGTATCGATACAAGAACTGGGCGGCGGACCGTTTGGGCACCGGTGGTATGATGAAATGGTTAGCATGACCGTAGGCTTTGAAGCATAGATAGAGGTTATAGTGGAGATAGAGTTCATGATGCCACCCCTCAATGTTCTTGAATGGTTGGGTTATGAACACACTCGCACCTGAGAGCTTGCTGATCTCCCCGGGAAAGAGTTTTGGATTTGAGACGATGAACGAGCGACATCGTGCCTCAAAGGCCTGATGCTCGGCGTCGGGGAGCGTTGGGTCGTGTGGTGGTGGCAGTGGTGGCACGCGTCCCTCAATGACGTCGAAGACCGGTTCATAATTTATGCGGTGGTACTTCCGGAGCTGCTCCTCCTGTCCAGACTTGATGATGGCATCCTCAAGGCCCTTCGGTAGCGTAGTCTCATCTTTGTTGTGGCAGTAGTAGCGGTAGGACTCCTTGATCTCCTCGCGATTGATTGGGAGCATGATCGAATCGCCAGTCGGGTCAACTTAACCCACCGCTTAATTGAGATTACCGAGGGAGAGATGCCTGCTAGGTTGCTGGGTTTGCTGGGCAGCGGTGATGACTCCGAGTGTAGAACTGTTGCCGGCACGTCTACTCATCTCGATGAGGGCGTAGGCGTTCTTATTGTGCATGGCAATTTCCTCGGGGGTCGGCCGGTAACGGAGCGTGTAGGGTGGGTCGGGGGCGGCAGCACTATATGTACCGCTAAAGAAGTCGAAGGCGGCGAAACGGGTTTCATACGAGAAGCCCTTCCTAACCCAATTGGCGGGAGCGCGGTCTCTGGATTTCATACTGTCGTAGACAACCTTCGAGTAGTACATGCAGAATTGGCGTAACGTGCAGACTTTCCTGACTATGTCCGCTGCGCGGCTGAGCTCCATGGTCCCGTGCTTCCCGACGGGGATCACGTATGCGGAGGCGCCCTGGTCTGCGCAGGCGAAAGCGAGTGCGAGTGAGATCTTTGGTGCGTTCTCGCCAAGAGCGGTATGGATCTTTTGGACCTCAGCGAGAGTGGCGATGGAGTTTGAGCTGATCGTCTCATCGAGAATCAGGAAGCTATCGGGGGCATCCGGGAAGAGGGCATCAGATGGCTTTGGGATCGACATAAGGGCGAGTAGACGATAAACGTTAAAGTGAATCGAAGAAGTTGTCAACTTAACAAAAGCAAATTCCCAGGTGCAAGCAAATGAGGGAGTCAACTTGGGGCGTTGAGATGATGGATCCGGTTGTAGTGACGCTCGCGATTTTGATGGCGGTATTATCGACAAGTAGAGCGACTTCAATCAGGGTCAATTCGGCAAATCTCTCAATGCGGGATGCGACGATGTAGTTGGACATCGTGGGTAGGTCGGTCCGCGCGCGACGCTTGAGCTGTGTGCCCGCGTGTCGAAACCAGCAATACAGATGATTGACGCCAAGCGCGGGATGAGTCAGAGGCAAGGGAGAGATGGATGTGGGTTTGCATGCCTCAAGCTTTGCTTTGAGCTCTGCAACTTCGACAGTAAGCTCGCGGTTCTTGGTTTCGATTACAGCCAGGGAGGTCTCGAGCAGGCGCTGCGCTTCAGTTAGATCGTCATTCTTGCTTCCCAGTACCTCATTCAAGCTAGATAGTTCCCCAATCTGCCCGAGGGCCAGGGCGTTCGTTTCGCGCAACTGCCTAATGACGTCGGTAGCTTGGGCAAGCTTGCTGAAGCAGGCGGATTTTTCATCGGAGAGTGTGGAGTTGGCTGCGCTCACACGGTCATTGTCTTTCTGAAGACTGTCGATGCGTGAGCTGTAGGTGGTGTTGAGCCTCGTGAGGTCCTCATTTGTGGAAGTGAGGGTTTCGACTTGAATTGTGAGCTCACGAATTCTGGCTTGACCTTCCGAGAGGGGAAAGTTATCGGACACGGAGTAGTGATACAGTTTGGCGTCAACATATGGCTGCTCAAGTGGCCGAACTGTGATCCGGAAAGAATCGAGTACCTTAATAGCGCGGGTGCCGCCGCTGGGTAGTGTGTAGAGGTACCCATTGTTGTCAGTCCCGAGTAAATGGAAAGGGCCATCCGCCCTCCTGTCATAGGCCGCGGCAAAAATCAAGAGGGCGACGTTGTCTGTGGACGTGGTCTTAAACACGGGAATCGAGCTTTGGAAGGAGCTGCCAGTTTGGAGGTCCACATAGATGCGTTCGTCGAAGTTCAGGGGTGCCCAGCAGTCACTGCCGTTCTGGAAGTGCGCGACCTTCGGGCTGGCTCTGGTGTGGTTGTTTAGCATCTGCGCCCAGCGGACGGACGTGACTGGATTGATGATGGCCATCTGAAATTCAAAGAATTGGAAAACATAACAACTGTGGCATGATTGGCGGCATAGGGCGAGTGACATGGGACGCAAATCTTACGTTAGAATGTCAATGATCGTGTGGGACCGGGTTGGTGACCTTTCAGCATCTGAGGGGAGAAGCAGGGGCTCACGTAAGGACCCAGCACCCCGCCGCGCGTACCCGGGTAAAGTCACGTCGATGGCCACGCTTCGATCCGCGAGTGTTCCGGGGGTCTCGTCAGAAAGCATTCGGTTTCTAGCGAGGACCGAGCGGGGTTTAAATCCGTTCTTGTGGAGACGCCTGAGCATGTGGTGATGGAGTCGTATCTCGCGCTCGTCAAATACTTCGAAGATTTTGTCCCCCAACGAGTAGGCATGGTCAATGTCGATGGCGATGGATGGAAGTACATCTTTGGTCCGCTTTTCTTGCTCAGCGACATGGTAAGTGAGGAGGAGCTTTAGTGGATCTTTGACGATTCCATGCTTGGACAGTAGCCACCCAGTGAATGATGGACGGGTATTGAGCTCCTCCTTAGCGGTTAGTGAGAACATGGGTTCGACATGTTGCCAGGATTCACGTATTGTTGGGTTGTCAAAACAGGTCATGTCGTCGCCCGCGAACATGGCAGGGGTGCCGATTGGCACATCATACTTAGTGTAGAAGTAGGCCATGTTAGCGATTGTATTGGCGTCAAAAGTTGGCCCTTCGCCGGTGAGGCGCATGATGCCTAACACGCCAGTGAACGCGTTTGCGTGGATCTTCAGGTCCACGTAGAAGTCGATCTCATGCGCGGGCACCCCAAGAGTGGTGTAAACGCGTCGCTCAAGATTCAGAATTCCCCCGTCTTGTGACTGGTCGAACGCCTGGTAATCGTTTGAGAGACAAAGTTTGCCATCGCGGAAGTGTTTCGTTACGAAGTACTCCATTTGGGTCGGGGTCTTCTCGCAATTGATGAAGACGTGTTCGGGAATGTAGGGACAGAGCCGCTTGCGAACGTACCTGGCAAGTGTAGCAGTGCGGAGGACGACATCTTGTCGATAGGAGCAGATGAGTGCGCCCGGTTTGATCTTCCTACCGAATTTCTCGGGCTTCTTGACTTTCTGGGATTTGATGAACAGATCAATATGGCTGAAGTCCACGTCAGGTTCATGTCGCCACCGCGCGTTTGAGATTTGATGCTCAGGCTTCATGAGATAAGTCACCTCGGTCTCTGCACGACACTGATTCCACAGTTCGTCATCTGCCAATAAGGGTTCGGCCGGAAGGTTGAGGGCCTGCGCGAGGTGCTCGTACAAGATAAGACCGGCTTGTGCCTTGGTTTTGACTTCCTCGATATTTTCTTTCACGGTGGCCCGTCGTAGCCTGTAATCGAAGGTAGCGAGCGATAGTGCCTCGTCAGACCGCTGTTGATGGGGGATGGCTTGAATGATCGGGTCATTGGTCCGCACGCAGTTGCTGTAACCCGCCTGGTTGAAGAGCTCACGGTCGTGCTTGTCGGCCAACTCGGCGACTTCGTCATCAAGGGTTCCGATGGCATTTTCAACGGGTAGGTGAGTTCGGGCTTGCAATTCGTATACAGGCACTGGATCGGTCGGTGCATGCTCAGGAGCAGGAGTTTCGTGCACGGTTTCCAGTAGAGCTCGGATCAAGGGCACGGCATCAAGCTTCTGTCCAAACTGGTCGGCGCTCGGTCCATTATAAACAAACTCGATATGATGAGTGGCCCGTGTGATGGCAGTGTAAATGCTCCTCCTGTCGCAAAGCAGAGTGCTCGTGTCAAGGAGAATGGAGATGGCACGCCTGGTGAGGCCCTGTGATCCCGCGTACGTCCGCGTGTCGGGGTGCAGTTCGCGCAGAGCTTGTGCGGTTGTGTGTTGTGGTGTAAGTAGGGTGTTGCACGTGGCTCTCACCGGATTGAAGGAAATTTCACCTGCTCTGTCATTGTCGCAGTGTGCCCCGATTGCGTCGCAGACGCGCTTGGGACAACGCTTTGAGGAGTTCAGGTACGCTGTCGCGGTGGCCCCGAACGAGAGCACCTCCTCTGGCAGATGGTTAATCTTCGCCTCAGGGTTCAACGCGTGGTATACGCATTGCTGCGGATCACCGATGACAGTAAAGCTGGGCGTGTTTGGCCTAATTGTCTGCAGTAGAGACATGTAGCCGGGAGGATATCGACCAATCTCATCAATGATGAGATGTCGGGCGGCGCGATGAGTGAGGGCCTGCTCGAAAGTGTGCACATGTTCCATGTTCGGACATTTGGCCCTCCAGTCGGCCTGGAGTTCTTTGGTGGGCACGACTACTTCGTATTCTTGCGGGTCATCATGCTGTCGGAGGTATTCTTGCACAGAATGGGACTTGCCGGACCCAGCCGTGCCCATTATTCCCAGGGTGTGCACTTGTCTTGTGCGCGCCAGTCGTTCGCCTCTCAGGTGGTCAACGTGGCCGTCGGCTTCGTCTCGCTCCCCATCACACAAGTATTCCCACTGCTCGAGGCCGGCGTTATTTTTCCATCTGTTGATAACGCCAACCCTGCCTCCGTAGAGATCAGAGGCGAGGTCGGCGGCACAACGAGAGCAGTAGGGGGTGAATGACGGTGGCCCATGCTGGCTGAGAGCGATGTGGATGGCTGCGGTTGCCTCGACGCGTGGATATGGGTCATCGATTGGGATGATACGGGGGTGGACGGCGGGTGCGCTGTTTTGAATATCTGATGCTCTCGCATGATTCTCACAGCCTGGTTCTTGCTCAATCGGCTGTTCGAGCAGACTCTCCAGTTCCGAATCGCCCCAGTTGCATTCACTGGGCAACTTAGGGAGCAGGCCATCGTGTAGCTCTGGAGGGGGAATGACCACTCCATGATGTGGAGGCACCTCGTCTCCCACTCGGTTTGCTCCACAATGCGGTACATCTGGTTCGCGTCTGCTGAGGGGCGCCTGGTCCACTTGGCTGTTGCACGCCTCAAGCTCGAGCAATTCGTCGCGGGAGAGATCAGTTGTGTCGCTGTTTTGGATCCAAGCGTGCAGAGCAGCTGGTAAGTGGTCTGAGACGTAGCGTTCGGTCTTGATGGAGTAATTGAACGGCTGGAGCTGGAGTTGACGCTGGTGTTCTTCGAAGCCGTCTGGACCGACGAATGGGGAGAGTGCGCGCCGTAGGGCGTCCTTGGCGTGCGTTGATAGGCGCCCGAGGAGGCTCGCGTTGGAGATGGCGAGCGCATTTGGGTGCCTACTGAGTTTGGCGGTGACGACGACGTAGTCCGCGAGGAGTGTGAGATCTCCGACGTCATAGTCGTCGATGGCGTTCTTCGGAATTTGCTGGCGGAGCTTGGCCCAGATGTCGACGTCTCTAATTTCTTTGAGGGTGTGCGCATACAGGAGAAGCACTTGCACGAGCGTTTTTGGGAAGGGTTTGTGCGAATTGAAGCGCCCCACGCAGTATACCGGGGGCAACTTGACGAGTGGAGGATGTTGGAACAATCGCCGCTTTTGTGGCAGAAACTCCCCGCGCACGAAATGGAGGACATGGTGGGCCCCAAGGGTTTCGAGGAGAGTGCTGGACACTTTGGTTTCGCCCCTGGAGAAGTTGGAGTATTTGAGCCAGTTAAGGCAGGCAAGGCCTTGGGTGTAGGCTCCGGCGGCGGAGGACTCTGGGATGTATGAGAACTCGTCGTCGTCGTGATACTCGATGGTGTATAGGCTAGGGTGAAAGGAAGCGTGCTTGTGCATGATTTCAACTGGGATAACAACTGTGGCGTAAAGCTCCCGAAGACCAGGGTTTCCTTCGAAGATGTTGAGGATGATGCCTGGGGAGTAGTAGTGCAAAGCATCCTGCACGAAGGCGGTGGGGTAGTTGAATTTGAAGACGTCGGCGACAATGTTGTCCTCGGGGAATCGGTAGAGGTCCTTCGCAGTAATGTGAGGGTTGAGGAACTCGTGCGCGGTTCTGGGGTTGTAGCCAAGGAGCTGCAGCTTAGCGGGCTTGAAGAAGCAGAAGCTGCAGGGGCCTGAGAGTTTGTGTTTGAGGTTGGCAAGGAGGTGATTTTCGATGGCCTTGTTTTTTCCATGGCGGTGGAGCTGGGTGGCCTCATGGCGGGGAAGGGCGGGAATCCCGAGCCCAGTGAGAAATTCGGCGGACGCATCGTCGAAGTAGTATGGGTTGGTCTTCCGGGTTTCGTTGACCGCATTGTCGTATTCGGCCCGGTACCGAGTCTGGAGGATTGCCTGCTGGTTGACATCCTTGATGGCTGAGTACTTTTCAGATAGCATGACATTCGCAAACGATGGTCGGAGCTTTGGAGGTCTACTCTGTGTTTTTCGAGTTCCAAGGGGCTGCGAGTTTCGTTTGCTGCTGTTATGCTGGAATTCGGTTGGTTTTCCCGCATCGTCGAAGTAGTATGGGTTGG